TTCTGATTGTTGTTCAGATTCTTCTGATTGTTGTTCAGATTCTTCTTCACTATCAAAATCAATATTATCTTCTTGTTCATTTTCATCATCTTCTTCATTTTCATCATTTTCATCATCTTCGCCAATTAATTTCATTGATTTTCCTAAATTACCAATATTAGAATTTGTTAATTCTTCTAAAGAATCTTCTTGAGCTCCACCAAATTTGGATTTTAAAAATCCTAATACATTTAGTTTATTAGTACCACCAACATGTTTAAGATTATAACTTCCATTTTTTTGAATACTTAATTTTAAATTATTTTTTGAATTTGAATTTTGAGCTAAATTAAAGAATAAATCATGATAATTTGAATCATTTTCATATTGATTGTTTATTGACATTATTTTGTTTAATACTTCATTTTTAATTTGGTCGTTATTTTTATTTTTAAAATTAAAATTAATTGTAGTAGACATATAAATTTTAATAAGAAAAAAAAAAGAATAAATTTATTTATTATTTATTATTTATTATCTTATTATCTTATTATTCATATTTTATTTATTATTCATATTATTATTTTTTATTATGTTAAATAACAAATTATTAGGGACAAATGTATTAATAGATGATGATTTAGAAAACATATTTTTCACTAAATAACTTAAATATTCGGCACTTAACTCATTAAAATATCTATTTTTTTCAACATAAATTGTATTATTTTTAAAATCTATATTTTTATAACTAATAAACTTCATATTTTTTAAATACATTAATATGTTTTTAACATCATTTTTCCAATTAACTCCTAATACAATATTTATTAATTTGTATATTTCATATACTTTTATTTTTCCTAAGTAAATAATTATTTGTAAGAATTGATTAAATTTATTTAATATAAGTGGATTTCTTATTAATTTTAAACATAAAGCAAAATCCCATGCTAATTCATTAATATTCATATAATAAGCATTAATAGGAATTAATTTTTTATATAATGAATTTTTTCCTAATCCACTTAATAAATTAAAATAAAATCCATTTTTATTTTTTTTATACAATGCTTTTAACAAACAATTATAAATATTGACATTTTCTTCTAAAACAATATTAATTTTTAATTTTTTATTAATTAAATCTACATATTTATTATCAATTGAAGATGAATAACCATATTTCATAATTTCACGAATATTTTTAATCCATGTTTTATTTTGATAAACATAATCTTTCGTTTTTGTTTGAAATGAATTTTGAATCATTAAAAACAAGAAAAACAATAAATTTCTTAAATATTTACTATCAAAATTATCAAATATTCTTATTTCAATTCCATTAGGTTTATTCATAGGATACCCAGAAACTCTTATTCCTTTTTGATTTTCACCAAATGTTCTAAAATCAGTTCCGTAAGAAGTAATTCCTCCTTCTTTTCTAGCATAAGGTGATGGCTTAATACATGGTTTTAATTTATTTGTTTCATGTAATAAAAAATTTTCTCTCCAATATATTTTTGTTTTTGCATATCGTCCAATTCCTTTATTAAATAATCTTACATCTGAACCAGCTATATTTCCCCAACCAATATTCATCATTCTATAACTTCCTCTTGCTCTATCATATTTTGAACCAGGAGCATATTCATCACCACTAAAAAATCCATGAATCATTAAAGGTTCAACCCATTGAAGTTGATTACAAAAATTTTGATGCATTTCTATAAATTCTTTATTTGTTGTCTTTTCAGTATAAGGTAAAGTTAAAGTTATATGATAACTTCCTGTATAATCAGTATATAAAATATCTTCTTTTTTATTTTTATTAAAAATATATGTATTATTCTTGATTTTTCCATATTTAATATATCTACTCATACCAAAAGGATATTCATTTAATTCACCATATTTTTTTATTAATTTTTTAGTCAATGAATCTTTTTTTAGTAATTTAATTAATTTTATTTTATATTCATAAATATCTTCTATAGCGCGTTTTGTTCTTTCACGATTTACACTACAAAAAGGATAAGCTGTTATTAATTCTGGCATATTGATAGGTATTTTATTTATAATTTTTATTCCATTACAAGTTCTTCCACTAATTTCAAATGGAATGGATTCTAAAAATTCAACATCTTCTTTTTTTAATTTTAACTTTTGATAATTTTTTAATAATCTTTTTACAACACTATGACTATCAAATGCTATTATAGAATTTATAATTTTTGAATTCGGTATGTGAAATAAATGCATTTCATGTTCAATACCGATTCCCCACTTAAAATCAGTAGCTTTCATTATTATTAAATAATATTTAAAAATTTATTTAATTGTTTAAAAAAATATTTTGTATTTATTAATTTTTTTTTAATTTGTTATTTTTATCATAACATAAATTATATCCAAATTTTTGTTTTCCTAATAAAACTGAAGAATAATTTTCATATTCTGTTCCAGTATATTCAGTTTTATCATAACCTTTACTAACTTTACATCCTTTATCTGGAAATAATTGTATCATTGAACAATTTGTTCCTGAAATATATTCTTGTATCTTATTTAAAGTATCAATATTATCAGTATTATTTTCAGCATTATTTTTTGGTAAAAATTCAGATGTATTAATTACTAAATTTTGAACAGATTGATTACTTTCAGTATTTGTTTGGTTATTTCTTGTATTTTTTGTATTTTTTGTATTTATTGTATTTATTGTATTATTTCTATTATTATTTTTTGGATTATTTTTTGGATTATTTTCTGCATTATTTTCTGTAAAATTATTTTTATGTAACTCATCAATATAGTCTAATCCTACTAAATATTCTTTCATTAATCTTGAATGAGCAATTACATGAATTTTATCTTTAAATGTATGTTTTTTTTTAACCCAATTTAAAAATTTTCCTAATTTTCCATCAAGTTGATAATAAGATTTATGTCTTACATTCAATATTGGGTCTATAGGTATATCATTTAAAATAGGGTAAGTAATAAATTTTTTATTATTTGTTTTATTTTTATAAATATATAATAAATAATTATGTTTTTCTTTACTTTCTATAATTATTTTAATTTTTGTTGGTAAAGAAAAGTTTAAATTTGTTTTATTATTTAATAAATATGTTTTATTTTTTAATAAATATGTTTTATTTTTTAATAAATATGTTTTATTTTTTAATAAAGATTCAACACTATTTAAAAATCTCAATAATTTTCTAATACTAGTTTTAAATGATTCTGGAAAATTACCTTTATCTATCTTTTTTCCTGAATTTGGTAAATGTTTTATAAATTTAGTATGTTTTTCTTTTAAATAAGGACTTATGTGTAAAGGTAATTCAGTTTGCCCTATTGAATATAATAAAATTGCTGTAATCCAAGTTCTTAATAAACAAGAAACATATACATAATTTGAAGTAAATTTAGTTCTATTTATATTAGCAAATATAATTGTTTGAATAATTCCTCTATTAATAATTGAAGGGTCTCTTTTCCAAAAACCTTCATTATTACAAGAACGCGCATGTCTAGTAATTTGAATTTCTTGATTTTTATTTTTATTATTTTCTTTTTTTTCTTTATTATTTAAAAAATTAATTGAATACTTTAATACTTTATTTTTTAGTAGTTCTATATTATTTTTTTCTTGATAATTAATTTTTTGTTTTTTACAAATTTCAATTAGACTTTCTTTAGTTAAATTATTCATATAATAATAATATATATTTATAATTTAAAAATATTTATAATCACATAAATCATATCCATATTTTGGTTTTCTTATACCAATCAAATAACTATTATATTCTGGTCCTGTATAATCAGTTTTACTATAACCTTTTCTAATTTTTATATTATTATTACAAAAATTAAATGTTGTATCAATCATAGAACAATTTGTTCCTGAAATATATTGTTCAATTTTATTTAATATTTCTAAATCATCTTTATTTTGATTTTTATTTTTTTGCTTTATTTTAGTTATTTGATTATTATTTGATTCAGTACATTCATTATTATTTAGTTCACAATCATTTTCAAAATTATCCTTATTTATAAAATTTAAAATATTTAACCCTTTTAAAAATTCTTTCATCAAATTTGAATGTGCAACAACATGAATTTTTTTACTATTATCTTTTAACCAATGAATAAATTTAGAAATATTTCCGTCAGTTTGATAGTAAATTTTATTCCATAATTTCATAATTGGATCATGTTCCAATAAATAATGTAAATTACTTTCACTTGGTTCATATTGGTTATTTTTATTTTTTATTATTATTGATTTTATACTTTCTTTACCATTTTGTTCAATTATTAATGTTATTTTTCCAGGTAAATTAAAATTTTCAATAGTATGTTTATTTTTTTTTTTTTCTATTTCTTTTATTTTATTTTTTAATGTATCAATATTATTTAAAAATTTCAATAATTGTGGAATACTTTTACTTAATGGTACTGGATGATTTCCTGTTTCTTTCACATATTGAATAGAACTTTTAGTATATTTTTCTTTTAAATATGGACTTATATGTAAAGTTAAATCAGTTTGCCCTTTTGAATATAAACAAATGGCTGTAATCCATGTTCTTAATAAACAAGAAACATATACATAATTAGATTCAAATTTAGTTCTATTTTTTTCAGCAAATAATATTGTTTGAAAAATACCCCTATTTACAATGGAAGGATCAGTTTCTTTTAAATTTATTCTATATTTTACTTCATTGTTACATGAACGCGCATGTCTAGTAATTTGAATAATTGGATTTAAATTAGTATTGGATGGTTTTCCGCCTTTTTTTTTATTTAATGAATGTTTAATATGTTTCATTAATTCTGTTTTTTTTAAATTAGAATAATTTTGAATATTATGTTTTTTACAATAATGAATTAATTCAGATTTCTTTAAATTTACTAATTCCATATTATTAATTAATATAATTTTTATTTATTTAAAAAATTTTATTTAATATTAAAACGTTTGTATATTTCATTATTTTTTTTATTAAAAATAAATTATATTTAATAAAACTATTTATTTTTTTCGATTTAAATAACGTATCTTATTTTAAATTTTTAGAATTAATAATAATTATATAGGAGTAAAGTATAAACATGGCTTATAAATATACATTTATAAAAGATTTATTTTATTCAACAAGAGATGAAGGACTTCCTAATTCTAATGTTATTAATAATGTTACTAACCCGGAAACTATTAATGTTAACTCAGTAAGAACATTAAGAACTAGTTTTGCTAGTGGTTTTGAAAAATTAGATGGTAAATTATATAATATATCATATAGTTCTGTAATAGTTCCGGACAATAATCCAACTTCTGATGTTCCTGCTACTTTTAAAGAAACATTTGTTATTAATGATGGTCAAGAAAATAGTGTTATAGCAACATCTGTTTATAACGATATAGGAGATTCAGGTTCAGATATTACTACAATTTCTAAAACAAAATGGAATGCTTCAGGAATTGGTAGATTATTAGATGTAAATTTTGCTGTTATTGATTATGATAATGATGGAACAAGATTTGGATATCCTAATTCCAGAAGAGTTAGACTTTTCAAACTTGATTTTATTTCATTGCCTCAATTAGCTGGAAATTGGAAATACAGTGGTGAAATATTAAAAAGATCATCATTGAATGATGTACCAAATTTTGATACTATTTTTAAAACATCTAGTTTAGTAGAAATTACTCAAAAAGATAGATTTTTAATTTTAAAAATACCTAAAAATGATGTTAGACCAACTACTAGTTATTTATTAGGAACATTAACTTATGTAGCCGATCATTGGAAATTATCTTTTTCAGATGACGATGATAATGGATTTATTAATTTGACTCAAGTTAATACTAGAGAATGGAATGGTAATTATTCTGAATCTGGATTTAGTGGTACTGTATCTCAAAATCAAGCAGCATCTATTGTTTCATTAAAAAAAGTTTAATTTAAAAATATTTAAAAATTAATTCAGTATTTATCTTTTTAATAATATTATATTAATATTATATATTATATTTAAAATTATGAAATATAATAAAGGACCTTTATTAAAACAAAAAGAAATTTATATTTTAGTTCATTGTTGTAATTTTTTCATACTATTGGTAAATGAATGAAAAGGTAATTATTATATTTAAAAAATAATTAACAATAAAAATATTAAATAATAGTATAATTTACATTTATTATGATTTATTATATAAATAAAATATTAATTAATAGTATGGATAAAATTAGTTTTAAGATTGAAACACCTTCATATAATGCTTTATCAACTGTAAAACAAACAATTAAATCTGATGAGCTTAATAATACTCCACCTATTTGGGGGTTAACACAAATTAGAGAAGTAACTATTACAGAAGATAAATATAATATTTTTACTGAAAAACAAAAAAAAAATGTAAAATTATTAGTATCATTAACAGGTAATGGAGTTATTACTGATAAAATACCACCACAACAAACAGGTAGATATGTATTAATGTTTGATGATTTTGTTAGTATAGCATTTTCAACTGGTTTTAATAGTAATTATGATTTTGGATTATATAAATATACAGGTTTAGCAAATGATTTTGGTGATTATACTATTGCTAAAATTTTTTGGAATGCACAAGCTTTAGGTGATGTAGATAGAGATAAATGGGAAATTTTTTTATATAAATTATAATTTACTTATATTTTTCATTTAAGAAAGCACTAAAATTTAATTCCAATTACCCAATATTTCATGTGTTATTGCTTCTATTATTTACCAACAGTTTCTTTTAAATATAAAAAATATTAGGATTATTTATAATATTCTTTCTTAAATATTTTTTTTTAATATTAATTTATAAATTATTGATATTTTATGTATCTTCATCACATGAATCATATTCATCACATGAATCATCTTCATCGCATTCATCACATTCATCACATTTCCAACCTTCATTTAACATTTTTTCGTCTTTATTTTGACAACAATCATAACAATATATTAAATCATCTTTGTCGGTTTCAAGTTTAGATATAATATGTAGATTCTCTTTATGACAATTAATATACTTACAACAACACTCGCATATTTCAATAATAGAGCATTTTTCTGGTGTACAATCATCATCTTTATTATTATTTTTAACCTTATATTCTGTATTACATTTTATACACATTAAATCATTAGAAGTATGGTCTGTCATTTTATATTATATAAAATATAAATTCTTAACTTTATATTTTATATTTTATATATTTAAATCAATTTTTATTTAAA